TGCCAACACCAATCCATTTTTAGGAACTCTACTATATTCAATATTAGCGGGTTGATTATCTGGAAAATATTCAAAACAAAACCACCAATTCTTTGGCATTAATCCTTTTATTCTATTATCAAATGTATTAAAATAATTTATAGATGGATTATAATAATTTTGCATAGCTAAATCAATTAGATTAATAGCCTCACTTGATATAGATTTAGGTTTTATTATAAAAGAATTGCCGTTCCAATTAACCCAAATTTTAGATCCTTGGACATCTTCATAGACGATTATATCATCACTGAATATATCATCTAAAACTTTATCATCTTGTCCATTTAATGTGATTAATTTACTCATATCATTATTATAATCCACTTTTATTATTTTGTTTTTATCTACTTGTATAAAGATTAGAAAATCTTTAATATTTCAAATACTATTTTTAATATATATAAAAAAATGATGTTCGATAATGAGATTTAAAAAATTTGAAGAATTCCAAGAAAAGGATCTCGAACCTATTAAATCATTCTATTTAAAAGATGAATTGAATCCAAAGATTTGGAGTAATTTTGAACTTGATGAAAAAGTGAGGGAAAATCTATTACAAATTGCTCAAGATTTTTATAACTCAACTGAATTAGAAGCTGATGTTAAAGACATTATACTAACAGGATCTTTGGCTAATTATAATTGGTCTGAAAAATATTCAGACTATGATTTACATATATTAATTGATTTTGATGATGTTGATGATAATATAGAATTAGTTAAAAAATTTGTAGATGGTGCTAAGAAAAATTGGAATGATGGACATGATATTAAAATTAAAGGATATGAAGTAGAAATTTATATACAAGATATTGATGAACCACATAAATCTAGTGGTGTTTTTTCAGTAAAGAAAAATAAATGGAAAGTAAAGCCAACAAAAGTAGAATTTATTCCTGATGAAGATGCTATATCCGAAAAATCTAAATCAATAATGATGTCTATTGACTCTATTGAAGAACAAGTTGATAATGATAAATATTCTGAATTTAAAGAAAAAATTGATAAAGTTTGGAATAAAATAAAAAGACAAAGACAATCTGGATTAGAAGAAGGTGGTGAATTTGGATTAGGAAATCTTGTTTTTAAATTATTAAGAAGAAATGGATATCTTGGTAAGATAATGGAACTTAAAAGATATGCTTATGATAAACAATTTGAATCAATTAACGAGTGGTATGATGACACTATTTTAAACTTTTTCTATGAACTAGACAAATTTTCTAAAAAATGTGATGAAGATAGTGATGAAAGTTGGTCACAGTTTTTAAATTATACCTATAAAGAAGATAGTCATATAATAGAAATTGAATATGGTGGATCTGGGTATTCAGAAGGATTCCATCAAGATTGGATCATAGACTTTAGTGATATAGAAGAAATAGTTGTTAAAAGAAGAGAAAGCCACAGTGGACCAGAAGGAAGTAATGAATATGAAGATGATATGAAATTTTCATCTTTTGAAGAATTATTACAAGAAATAAAAGAATATTTTTAATATGATAAGAATAGCCGAAATAGAACAAACATTTAAAGACATCTTTGAGGAAGAAGAAGGATTAGTACAGTCAGTTGAAACAACTTATGAAATGTCAGGTAATGAAGAATTTTATAAATTAGTTATATCAATACACAGTCTATCGATAGAAGATACTCTAATAATACATACTAAATTTATTTTCAAAACGGATTTAGAAAAAAGAAATATTATTGATAATTCTTTTATTTACTTATATGATATAAATTGTAACTATCATAAAGTGGATTTTACTAATATAGTTAATATGAAAAATAAAATAGAAGACATTATAGAATCTAATGATTTCGGAGAAGATATTCAAATTCTTTCAGATTTTATAGAAGCACCTGCAATGTTTTTAAATTATTATATGAGAAGAGCTAAAATTACAGATTATTCAATTTTTGATGTAAAATATGAGCCTAAATTTAAAACCACACCATGTGATAAAACTACATTTGATTTTGAAATAGATGTAAATAATAATTATAAAATTCTTTTATCAATCTATAAAATAGATAGAAAAAGTGATGAGGAAAGTAATGATACATATAGATATCAATTTAAATTTATGGAGGATATTGAAACCATCGAAAATGATACTATAAGAAATATACACTTTACAATTGGTTCAAATATTGCTAGAATATTAGATAAAAAATTAAAATAATATGAGAAGATTAAAACACTTTTTTGAAAGCTCATACGTAAGAAACAACTCAAAAACTGAAGAACTTATTAAGTCTATTTGGTTTATAACCGAAGATGAAATATTTGAATCATTTTCTGAATTACATGATGGAATAGATGTAGATATTAGTATCAATTTCTATTTAAAAGGTAAGAATTTTAAATATGAATTAAATAAAGATTCGACTATCGATACACCACAAGGTCAATTAAATTTAGAAAGAATAGAAGCTTATGCTGCATCGGGATTAACACCTTATTTTGAAATAGATATCATAAAGAATAATAAAAAAGAAAGTGATAGAAAAATGCATGCTTATGCAATCGAATCTTTACATCAAATAGAAGAATATTCTTTATTTGACATAAAAAGAGGATTAGGATATTTAAAACTATATCTTAAATTAGATGATAATAGTCAGCAATATAAATCATTTTATCATAAAAAATCAGCACGTTCATTTAATTCTTTATTTTCAGAATTTAGAAAATATGGATATGATGTAGTTGTTAGTAGATCTTTTGCAAAAGATAATAAATTAAATCTAATGTATTCAAATGGTTCTAAAAAATTATATTATATAACATTAGAAAAAACTAATAAAATTGAACTAAAGATGATAGATGAACTATCAACTATTAAATCAGAATTAATAAATTTAAAAAATCAATTAAATAGACTACCTGATATATATCATATTGATGAGTTGTTTGATATTAAAACGGTAGAAGATAAAGATAGACCATCAATGAAAGGTCAAATTCTAACACAATTTACATTATATGTTTATGAAAAATAAAATATTAAAATTTATAGAGTTATTAAAAGAAGCTCATGAAGATGATGAATTAGATCTAAAAGATATAACTCTAGATTTAAGTGACGAATTAATAGAATTTGAAATACATAAAGGATATTTTAGTAAGCAAGCATTAGATAAAGGTCAAGTTGGTGAAAAAGTTTTAAATATTTTACATAATACTCCAATTTATGAAGATGATAAATATTGTTTTTGTATTCAAATACAATTAAACCAATTAAAAGATACTCTCAAATTAGGAGATAGATTTGGCAAAAGAAGACTTATTAAAGATAAAAAAATATTTATAATATTTAGGGAATTATATCAAATATCAGAAAGATATGATAATTGTTTTATACATATAAATGATGGATCTGGATCACTTGCATATTATCCATCTATATACTTATTTATATTATTAGAAACTGATGTAGATAAAAGTGTTACTAAGATAATGCAGGTATTCAAAGAAATTAAAAGTAGGAATTCATCATCAAAAAGTGATTTTAGTAATACCACCAAAGTTAGATTAGAAGATGATAAAATAGTAATAACATCACTAAGTTGGGATTATACAGATAGAAAATTTAGAGGACTAATTAAAGATATCGATCTAAGTGATTTTAATATTGAGAAAACTGAAGAAGGAACTCCTTTAAGTGGATCAGTAATAAATACAATAAGTAAAAAAATATAATAATAAAAATGAATTATTTAAAAAAATATAAATTATTTAATGAGTCTATTGATGATATAAAAGATAGTCTTTTAGAATTAAAAGATGATGATTGGATTGTACAACATGAAAAATTTGATATTTCTAGTGACTTTGCATTCACTGATGAATTTTTAATATTTAAAAGAGGTAAAAGTGGATACTATCTAGATAACACCGAATGTGAGCTTTTTAATATTAACGAAGTTATAAATAATGTAATAAGATTTGTAAATATGTGTAAAATTGATGATTATAAATATAGAATTATAACAAATGATGGTCAATACACACTTGATATTACAAAAAAAATAAATGAGTTAGATCAAGTTGATATTAGTGATGTTGTTGGGAATACACATCTTCATTTTAAGAAAAAAACTAATATTGACCTAGAAAATATTAAATTCATTTCATGTCAAATATTAAAATAAAACCCATCTAAAGATGGGTTTTATTTTTTATCTTTTAATTTAGTAATTCAATTTTACCTCGACTAAAATCTTTAAAAGAACATTGTTTACCAGTTTCGTGATCTACAACTAAATCTTCTTTTATTCTATAAGATCTTTTCTTATTTGATCTAGAACCCTTACCAACCTGATCTAATCGATTTTGATAAGATTTCTTATTCCATTTTTCTTCTTCAATAGATCTTAATTTCTCTTCAAGTCTTTGAAAAGCCAAATCTTCATTCTTTTTTTGATCTCTAGTATCTTGACATTTAATTTGAATACCAGTTGGCTTATGTGTTAATATAACACAACTAGATACTTTATTAACATTTTGGCCACCAGCACCACTACTTCGAGTATATTGTTTAGTGACTTCATTACGATTAAAATTATATTCTAATTTATCGCTTGGATCAATTATCGCAACTGTAATTATTGAAGTTTGTGTTCTACCATTTTTTTCAGTTGGTGGAATACGTAGCCAACGATGTGGTCCACTTTCATTTTTGAAGAATGTTTTAACTTTTTTACCAGTAATTCAGATAGATGAGAATCCATCTCTATTAATAACTTCATAATTAAAGTTATTAACTCGTGATGTTTTGAGATAAATATCTCTTAAATCTTCTACAAGAAGTTTTGAATCTTGTCCGCCTTCAGCGGCTCTTATTTCTATAATAATTTGCTCCATGACTTTATTTTTTAATTTTTAGACAATAAATTGTTTGTAAGTGATTTTTTACTCACTTTACGCTAATAGTTATGTAGTCATAGTTTCATAATAATACAAATATATAGTTTTATATATTAAGATCCAAATAGTTGTTCTAATAAAAAATATATTAAGATCCAAATAGTTGTTCTAATAAAAAATCTCTTTTAATCTCTTTAGGTAAAAGATCCACAATTTGGTTCTTTCCTTGAAGTGGATTTTGATCCCTACTAGAAATATCAAATATTAATTTTAATCTTTCATCTTTTGACGTATTTGTATCATAATAAAATCTCCTCTTTCCAAGACTTACACCTGATTTATTCTCAAGCCAAATCTTATCTATAAGGTGATTTTTTACTAAACACCATAAAATATAATTATTACTATACTTTAATATCCAAAATGAGTCAGACTTAGGATGAATCTTTTCAATTTTAACAGAAACTCTTTTCCCATCTCTATACTCAAATTTAGTATCTTCATTATCAAGCATCATAATAGATTCATAAGTGATAGGATTATATCCTGGCTTATGAAAATTAGTTTTCTTAAAACCTAAATCTTTAAGTTTTTTATGAGCATTCATTTTACAAATATAATTATTTATATATAGTTATATATAGTTTATGAAAAGAATTTTAGAATATTTTGATTTTATATCAGAAAGACTTTTACTAGAGAATTTAATACTAGAATCAAATGTAGTGTATTCTCCAAAATTTAAGAAAATTTTATCAAAAATGAAAGAGAGTAATATCTCACAATCTCTTTTAGAAATTGAAGAAAAAGATTTAGAAATACCTGTAAATTTCTTTGATATTAAAATAGATAATGATAATGTCATATCATTTACAAATGATAGAGTAGCTCAAGCAATTCTTAATAATGATAAAGAATTGGTTAAATGGACAGGAAATCGTGGAGCATGGCTAACAAATTCTAATGCTAATGCTAATATTTTTAAAATACTTGGATATAATCCAGTAATAGGATCTCCAGTATATCAACCAAGTAGAACAGAAATTGGAGAGGTTATCAATAGATACTTATCTGCTAAAACTAATAAGAATTGGTGTTATGTAAAATTTGAAGGAGGAGAAGGTGTTTATAATTCTGAAAGATTAACAGATGCAAAAGAAGATTTAAGAAAAAAAGTTTTCAATACAAGTCGTCAAGAAATAAGAATAGGAAGAGCTATAAGAGTTTTATTAAATGCTAAAGGTTTAAAATTTACAGATGCTGAAATAGAAGGATTCGTAAATGAATTTAGAAGTATATTATCAGTTATGAATAATGTATTCTCAAGATTTGAATTAGTAGATGGTGAAGATCTTTTATTTTGGTATAATAAAAAAAATTATGAATTTCCAGATATGGGTAATTTAGGAACATCTTGTCAAGCAGTCGGTAGAAGAGATTGGCTGGAAATTTATATTGATAATCCGGATACAGTCAAATTACTTATTTTAAAATCATTTGATAATCCAGATAAAATAATTGGTAGATCACTTATTTGGAACTTAGAAAATGGTGATAAACTAATGGATTCTATTTATGTTAGTAAAGATTCAGATAGAAATGTTTTTAAAGAACTAGCTAAAAGTAGAGGATATATAATAAGAGAAGATAATTATTATGAAACATATGTGGCTTACACAAAAATAAAACCCAATGGATATGATTCATATCCTTCTATAGATAATATGAGATATTGGGATAAATCAACTGGAAAATTAAGCACAAATAGTTTCCCAGGATCTAGTGTGATAATTTGGAGTGAAGAAAATGAAGATATGGATGATGAAGATTATGATGAAGATTAATAAAATATATTTTAATATATAGAATAAATAAAACCTAATATATGCACAAAGATAATACACCAATATTTAATGTAGGAGACAGAAAAGTAGTTAATTTTAAAGATTTTTCAAAAGATATAGAATCTGAAAAAAATGCATTATTAAAAATTAAAAGACAGAGTAAACCAAATTCTGAAAGACAAAAATTAATTGGCAATCCTAAAAATAAATATAATAAGGTAACTCATAAAATGGACTGGAATCTTAGTCCAGATATGATTAAAGATAAAATTGATGCTATTGAAGAACTAGATGAATCAAAAATTAATGAATCTAGTATGGATGATAATGTATATAATGATCTTAAGCAATCTTCTCAATATAGAAAATTAGTTGATGATTTCAGAAATGCTATAAGAAAATTTGAAAGTAATATCTCAAATATATATGATGAAGGAGATACAGATCAAAATATGGCATTTCAATCTGTTATTCAAGATGCTATAGATGAAGCTCAATAATCATTCTAATAAATTATCAATTCTTTTGTTTCTTAAAAAAGGTTTATATATGGAATAACTAATTGAATTTACATTATCAATAATATAAGTTAATTTTGGATTTATAATATTATAATATAATATGAATCCAACTTTGAGTACTGGAGAAAATGTAGATTCTTGTGTAATATTTATTTTTATATCAGATATATCATACTGAACATCATCATAAGATAATAAAAAATCAGCATCCCACCTCATAAATGAATCAATATAAACATCAACATTACCAAATAGATTTCCATATTTTGTAAAAGTATTAAATTGGTTTAATGACAATACAAGTGGTTCAGTATTATAAACTGGTGAATCCATAATATAATCTGAACATATTCTAGCATTTGTAATAATATTAGGTAAATTAATATTTTTAATTTCAGTAATAATTTTTCTAGAATTATCAATTATTGACATATAATTACTATTTGAATGATTTAAAATATCAATAAAGTTAATATCTCCTTTAGACTTTATATCAGATAAAATAACTTTTAAAGTATATTGCTTAATCTCATTAGTAATTTTTTCTCTTAATAAGTTATAATACACTTCTTCTGTATCCATCACAGATGGTGATAGAGTAACTGATAAAGTATATTTTTGATAATTTGTAATATTAGATTTTACTCGATTAAAAGGTAGATCGATATCTATTTTTTTAAAAGCATTTTTAAAAAATTCTTCTATATCCATTAAAATTTAATTCCATTTTCGTCATAATTCATGATAAGTAGTTCGATACCCTTAGATTGTTGTTTTTTAACATCAGCATTATTACCACCTTGAGCAGAACTTCTGAATACTTCTTTTTCAGTCCACCTATATTTATCTCTTGGTAATAATTCTTCCAGTAATGGAAAATAATAATATGATAATGACCATCTACATTTTGTAGTTTTAATTAATTCTAATAATCGTCTGTGTGATGCTGGACCAAATACACCCTCAGAATCTGATCCATACCAAAATAATCTCTTAGCATCATCTTCACCCTTAGCCTCATTAAATCTGGCATATGGTGGATCTAAATAAAGATAAGTATCTTCTGAATCATATTTCAATATTAATTCCTCAAAATCTGTGCTATAAAATTCTGTAATTGAACGTAATTTATTTGTATAAGTATTATTTTTTAACTTCTTAATGAGGACTTCTAATTTTAGACGATCTTTATCTTTTTTATAACCGTTAAATCCTGCCCCACGAGGGTAAACAGAATTGTGAGCCGATGTAATTAAAAAAGCATAAATGGCTGCCTTTTCAAAATCTCCTATCTCAAAATTCATATCATCAAGAAAATTATTTTTAGTATATTCCTTATAGACTGATTTATAAAAATCCCATTTATTTAATACATTTTTTTCACTAGTATAAAGAATATTAAATGGTTTAGATATATTTTCTAAATAAGTAACAAATTTTTCAGGATCTGAGCAACATTTATATAAGTTAACCTGGTGTTTATTTTTATCATTATAGATAACTTGTTCAAATTTAAGAGAATTATCATCCATATAAGTTCCCATAGCTCCAGAGAAGGGTTCTATATATGTTTTTATTCCTGTTTTAGGAATTTTTTTATTAATAAATTCCATAAAAACATTTGAGGACTTACCTCCAAAATAAGCTATGACTGACATTTCTTTCTATATTTATTTTTTAATACTTATTATAAATAAAAAAAAATAAAAAGTTTTTGGAAATCACTGGGTAGATGTCTTAACATAATATATAAAATATGATAATATATAAAGTAACAAATAATATAAATGGTAAAATCTATATCGGACAAACTATAAATAGTCTTGATAAAAGATGGAAAAGACATACATGGAAATGCACTATAAATAAAATATCAATGGCCATAACAAAAGCAATATCAAAATATGGCAAAGAAAACTTCACGATAGAAGAAATAGATAAAGCGGATAGCATAAAAGAACTAAATGAGAAAGAGATCCATTATATAAAATTATATAATTCATTATCACCAAATGGATATAATTTAACAACAGGTGGTGATAATAAAAGATTATCAGATGAAACAAAAAATAAAATATCAAACTCAAACAAAGGAAAAAAAGCTTCAGAGGAAACAAGGAAAAGGTTATCAGACTCACACAAAGGTATTAAAATGTCAGAAATGACTAAGATAAAGTTGAGGTTGATAAATAAAGGAAAAAAACCATCAGAAAATACAATAAAAGGATCTATTCAACACAATCAAAAGACATACACATTAAAGAGTCCAAGTGGTGAGATAGTTACCTTTACCAACATGAAAGAATTTTGCAAAGAAAATAACCTATGTAATTCAAAATTATGTCTGGTTGCATCTGGTAAAAGAAAAAATCACAAAGGATGGACACTTCCCTAATCTTTTGATAACAAAAAGTTTTCCAACGAAGGTCTCTGATTTGATTTTGATTCTTCTCTAACCCTCATCAGTATTTTACCTAAATTATTTTTACCCCTACCATCACATGGTCCACAAGTACAAACTCCAAAAAAGTTATCATGCCACCAGTTACCCTCAATTAATTCTTGATCACCAGTAGATAACAACATTTCTTTTAATTCAGTATGTTTAAATTTCTCACGAACTCCAAATAACATAACATCTAATTTAACATTATCCCAGTCTTTTCTAACTTTAATTATTCTACCAAATTGCTTAACTTTACCAGCTTGTTCAGCTGGCATTTTAGCAATAAGTTCTCTACAATCCATCATAGAAATATACTTACCATCAATTTGTTGATCGTTTTTAACTTTCATAGCTACGTAGTAGTGTTCTACAGTTGGGTAAGTAATGCCCTGGTGTTCTATTTTAGCGGGATAAAAGTTAGAAAGAAAACGATATCTCCCAGAAAATGATTCTATCATGATTATTATATTAGATATAAATAAATATGTTTTTAATTAATATATAAGATTATGAAATATATAAAAAAATTTGAAAATAAAGAAATTAGTGATGAATTTGAAGAAATAAGATCAATTTTAAGAGATTTAAAGGATGAATACACCTATATGGAAGGTCAAATATTTCTACCTGAAAAAGAAACAGACCAAATTGAAATTCACTTAGAATGTGAAAATATTTTTAGCGAAGATGTGAAAAAAGGAAAGGGAAATTTGAAGTACCAAAAATCTAAAATGGAATTTATTGATCTGATTATAAAAACCATAGAAAGATTAGAATTGGCATTGGATAAGAAAACATTCGTTCAAAACTTATGGAATTGGGACCACTGGCAAGATACTAAAATAAAAATATTTATTTATTAAAACAGAAACACCAACCTTTTGGTTGGTGTTTCGTTTAGTGGAGGCGCCGACGATGAAATCGGGTCTTCCTCAGTTAAAAACAATTAATCATTCACAAGCTTAGAAAGTTTTTCTTTAACTTACAAAATAGAAAGTTGTTTCGACTCAAAAACACTCTAACAAAAAACTATCATTATTTACTGTTATGATTCAGTATGAATTTTATGAAAGTATCAATTAAGCTACTTCAAGCTCATTCACAACGAGCAAATTGTTTTGTAGAGCAGCTACTAAATCTTCACTGGTTCCTACTTCTGTAACGTTTCCGTTTACGATTTTGATAATTTATTTTAATCGGACTTTATCAAACCGATGCTTGCTTAATCACCTTTACTCTGCGAATCAATTCACTCGCCCCCATTTATTTTACAAATATATATATAATATTTTAAATATCAAAAAAGTTTATTTAAAATGGAGCTTTATTTTTATTCTCATCGTAATAAAAAGAAAAAGATAAAATAGGAATATACTCTTTACTCTCATATAATTCAACTTCCAATTGATATTGTGGTAAAATATCTTTTTTCATCTTATTAATAACAATATCAAAAGTTTTCACAATATTTTTGAATTTTTCTTTTCTTTGAAGAAAAACATATACTGATATATCTAAGTCAGATCTTTCTACACTTGTTGTTATTCCATTACCATTTAAAAAAGTCCTAATTAAATAACAAAGATGATCCTCGACATCACCATCTTCTTCATAATTAACATCTTCTTCTTCATTAGGTAAATCATTATCTTCATAAGTTTCATCATCAAGATATTCAAAGTGTTCCTTAATTTTTATATTCTCTATTTTTATGTTTTTTACAATCATTATTTTAATTCTATTTTTATAAATTGATCTTCAAAATAAACATCAGGATCTATTTTATATTTATCTAATAGTAAATTCATCATTTGTAAGTCCTCATAAACAGTTAAAACATCCGGATCATCCACCTCTATTTTTATATAAGCAGTTCCATACTCACTAACCATTTTAGTCTCTAAAGTAAATGCTGCTGCTTTAAAATCTGATATAAATTTACCATATTTTCTAAGAACTTCTTCGTCAAATCCAACTTTTTTAACCGTTGGTAAGTTTTCCCAATCTACTTTTAAACAAGCCTCTGCTAATCTTATTAAATATGATATATTTTGACGTTCATCAACTGTATGTTCAGAAAAATAACCAACAGATATATTTGTACATTCCGGAATCTTATCTATAAAAGAAGCAGAATCAGTATAAACGCCAGTTGGATCTAAAGATATTTTTAATCCAGATTTATTTAATTCTTTAGCAAGAGCAGTTGCAAATTCGTTAGAACAACATTGTCTACCTAATTGACTTGTAATAACCGAAAAGTAATTTCTTCTATCAAATGATACACATCTTTTAACATTTTTTAAATGCTCAATATTTTCAAATATATCAGCAACTTTGTTAGATCCAATACCTCCTCTCTCTTCACCAATAAAGAAATAGTAAATTCCTGGTATATTATATTCCATCATATATAACATGACAGCAACACCAGACTTATCATCAGCTCCCAAAATTGAAGTACTATCAGTAACAAATATTTCATCACCATCAACAATAGTACTATATAAAACAACATTACTTTGTTTTCTGTCTGCTGTATCTAAATGAGATGTAAACATTGTTTCTGATTTTCCAATTATTTTATAATAATTACCAAATTCGTCTTTTTGTAATCCACTAGGTAGAAATTTAACTACTTCTTCCTCATGTCCATGAGGATATGTTTTAGTAGTAAATGATATAAAAGTAGATCTTACATCTTTAGGATTAAAAGTAAATTTTGGTATTTCAACTTTTTTAAATGTAGGTTTATCAATTTTATTAACTGGTCTCCTTCCATTTTTTAAATTATTATAACTTTGACCAAAATCAAATATCTGTTTTCTATCAAAGAAGCTAGAACCATCATCACCAGTGAAAAAATATTTAATATAATTACCAATCTTCATTGATTGAATTTTACCATTAATAGTAACATCAAAATTCCAATCAAACTTAGAAACATCTACTAATTCTATTTTTAATTCATTTCTTAACGAATAATCTCCTTCCATTCTCATAAGAGCCTCAGCTATAGGACCTCCTATATCATCAATTATATCATATAATTTACCAGTAAATCTTATATAAATTGTTTTATTCATAATTTATTTAGTTTTTATATATATTAATTATCAACTATAACTTCTTGAGAATTTTTATAATCAACAATTACTTGACCGGGTTTCATATCCGATGTTTTTTTAACAAACTTAGCTTTACAATAGACTATTTTAGATTTAACACCCTTTGGTACCTTTGAATTCTTAGCCGCTAATTTAGAAACTTCTTTTATTAATTCTGGCGAAGGCAACTTATCTTTAACTCTTATAATTATATGACTGCCTGGAACACCAGCAGCATGAAACCATAAATCATCTTCATTAGCCATTTTTGTTGTTAAATAATCATTAGATAAAGCATCTTTTCCTATAATAATAGTAAAATCATCTATAATTAAAGTTTTTAAGTTTGGAAATTTATCAGATTTAGACTCATAAAAATTACAATATCTTTTTATTTTCATAAAGTATATATTATTTTTTAAAAATATAATTATTGTAAAGAAGAAACCAAATATTAAAAAACTAATAGGAAATTCAGAACTAATAAATATTACGGAAGACGAAGAATATGAAATTAAATGTGATTTATGTGAAAAAAATCACAGAATTGAAAGAAAAGTTCTAGATCAGAGAGTATATCTTGGTTTAGATTGGAGAAGTTGTATAAGCTATTCATTTAATGTCTCAAATGGAGAAATCGATGTTAGAAATTTTATTAAAAGTATTTATAATGGGCCAATAATTTATAATGATAGAAAATTAATAGGATCTGAAATTGATATATTTATACCAGAATTTAAAATAGGATTTGAATATAATGGACTATATTGGCATTCTGAAATAAATAAAAAGAAGGATTATCATTATTCTAAATATAATTAAAACAAAAAACCCTCCATTGGAGGGTTTTTTGTTTTGGTTCTTATAAACTCTATTAGTTTAAATATTGAGCTGTATCAGTAACAACAATTGTCATATATTGTTTCTCTGGGAAGAAACCAACATCTGCGATTGCATATCTTGAACGTAATAACATTCTTGGAGCAAAAGTAGCTTCAGAAATTACACTGATAGACTGAGCCATCAAGTAAGGAATGAAGATGATACCTGGTTGATCTGGGTTATTCTTTCTACCGATTACAATTCTGTTATCGTTATATTTCATATAAGGATCAACATAGATAGAAATATCACCAATTTGACCAACTGGATATAATTGACCTTGACCAGTAATTTTAGATTTAAATGGATTGATTGTGTATCCTGCGATATCCATAAGAGATGCTGCAAGACCTCCATTAGTTACAGCGAACTGAGCTGGACCAACACGACCTTCTGTTGCGATAAAGTTAGAAGCGTGAACCATCTTAGTGATCAACTTACGTTGAACAGCGTGAGTAGTTTCACCTCCTACAGATGATACGTATGAAGTATTTAAGTCAAATATTGTTGATGCTGTTGTACCCACAGTAGTTACACCTAATCCTGTATTAATAGGAGATGTATTTCTGTTTAAAGATCCTAGTGAGAAAATTTTATCAACAATTTGTCTTGAAATTGTTTGAGACAATTCGTTAACAAGGATAGATTCCATTTTTTGAACGATATCCATACCAGTATTAGCTTTAATATCTTCAATTTCTGTTCTTCTAAGTGCAGTTGATACTTCGATAGTACCTACAGCAACTGTTTTAGAAGAAACTTTAGGTCCGATAATACCTGAATAGCTATTATCATCAGCTTGACGACTCATTGGATAATCACCAGATGAAGTTGAAGAAGCCCAATTTGCAGAGAAACCTGGAAGGTGATCTTCAAGAGCTGATACTAAGTCAATAGTTACAGTTCCAGTAAGTACTTGAGTACCAATGTTTGTAATTTGACTAGTCATAGATGCAGTTGCATTAAATGTATTTAATTGAGCTTCGTAAGAAAGTGAACTCAAAGCTGAATAACCACCTGAACCAAAAGCATTTACTTGTCTGTAAGCTTTGAACATTGGATAACCATCAACACGAGAGAAACCTAAGAATTCAACAATACCATTTTTATTAGTTGGCTCTGATGTATAAAATGCACCAGCTGCAGGAGCTCCTGATATAGAAGAAGATGTTGCGATTGTAGCAAAAACTCTACCTCCTCTAAGACCACCTGATGTAAGTGTAAATCCTGAAGTTGTTGTAGCGTAAGTTGATACAGTACCAATAGCTGTTGATAAGTTAGTAGCACCAGTGATTTTAAATACTTGTGGTCTAGCGTTAGCATCAGTTGTGTTTACGTCATCATATTGAAAATCAATATAAAGTAAATCAATTTTTGGACCTGGACTAGGTTTAACAGCAACAAGGTCAAGACCAATTGTTTGAGCTGCGATTTTCATAGCTACTGGAAGAAGGTTTTGTCCTAAATCTCCAGAACCGATTGTACCACCCCATGAGCTACCATTTAATGTACCAGCTGGTGTATTACCACCAATAACTGGATTTAAAACAGCACCCATACCAGCTGTAGTTGCGTTAGCGTAAGCATTTTCGTTAATTGAGTGGAATTCAGCATATTCTGACATCCATTCTACTCTATCACCGGTAACACCCATGTTTTCCAAAACTGGAGACCATTTCTTAACCGCTTTTTGTTTGTCTATTCTAATGTGTGACATATTTATTTTTAGTTTTTTTTATCTACTTTTGTAGATTATAGATTTTTAAATCTTTCCATTATTGCATTTAATTCTTTTTCAGATATTTTGTCTTCTTGAATTAAGCTTTCATGTGATACTAATTTCTTAGTAACTGATTCATTTTTTCTGAGATTTCTAGTCATCCAGAAGTGTTCAACTTGTGATTCTGTCGTTAATACTTCAGATGGATAAAGTCTAGCTTGTGATAAGATAGATTTTCTATTATTCTCATTTAATTGGTTCCAGATTGGCTTGATATTCTCAGGCATTAATCTGATTACTCTTTCTTCAAGAGATTCATTCTTTGAACTTAAAGCCTCAGATATTAATCCTAACACCTCTTTTGGTGTAAAGAAACTTTTTTCGTTTATGTAAAGTGTAACAGTTTCTTGATCTTCATTTGTTAATGAATAAAAACTGTCAACCTGAGCTTTATTTAAGAATTTTAAGAAATGTAGATCGGATGTTTCAACAGCTTTACGTTTTTTAGCTTCTTCGATCAATTTATCAATAGATTTAGATAATTCAGTATCTGAATTACCCTCATATTCATTATTTTCTTCTTCACTATTTTCATCATTGTATTCTTCTTCACTATCTTCATCATTATTGAAATCTTCTAATTTAGGAGTTTCATCAGCTGAAGGAGATTCTTCCGAATCATTCCAATTTTGTTCCTCTTGTTCTTCTTGTTCTTCTTCTTCATAAGAATCAAAACCAGCTGATTTAAGAGTAGGTAACATTTCTTCATTATCACCATCGGATTCGAATAATTTATTACCATTTAATTTTTCAACTATTAATCCTTGATAAGAAATTGACTTATCAAGATTTTCAGCAACATATTCTGAGTAAGCGATATTATCATCAAGATTCTCAGCGATATATTCTGAATAAGCAATATTTCCTTCAACATGCTCAGATAAATATTCTGAATAAGCAATTGAATTATCAAGGTGTTCTGCTAAATATTCTGAATAAGAAATATTCTTATCAAGATTTTCAGCGATATATTCTGAATAAGCGATATTCTTATCAAGATTTTCAGCGATATATTCTGAATAAGCGATATTCTTATCAAGATTTTCAGCGATATATTCTGAATAAGAAATATTTTTGTCTAAGTTTTCAGCAATATATTCTGAATAAGAAATATTTCTATCAAGATTTTCAGCTAAGTATTCAGAATATTCAATATTCTTATCAAGATTTTCAGCTACATATTCACTATAATTTATTACTTTTTCAAGATTTTCAGCTAAATAATCATTATGTTTAATTAATTTTTCAGCTGTTGTTTTTAATGAAGTATTTTCATTAACCATTACTTGTACTTTTTCAGCTAAATAATCTAAATATTTAACTATTTGAGAATTTGTATCATTTAGATTTTCATAATACTCTAATAATTGTTCTAATTTTTTAGGATTTAAATTACCTTTATTAAGTGCAGTACGAACTTCTTTCTTTGTAGAAGCTAACTCATTAATAAGATACTTAGAATAATCAGTTAATTGTTTTTTTGTAACTATATCATTAGTGTTCATATTGAATAGATCATTTATTTTAGACTCATCGGACATTTCATATATCCTAAAGTTAGCTTTATTTGAGAATCCGAAAGATTCATTAAGAACTTTGACACTCATTTTTGCAGATGCAAAACCTGGATCTGCTACAATATCATATGTAAAAAGCTTTTTAAGTGTTACTGTACCATCAGATTCAGTAATACCAGCTGCTCTCGAAGAGACAAATATTGGACAACCATCATTAACTAAAGCTTTCGCTTCTTTACCCCAATGTGTACTAAGTAATCTAATTTCACCTTCGACTCTGTTATTTTCTTTAATATAGTTTGCCTTTGTAATTATGTGTGATGCTCTTGATAAAGATGTATCAAAAACATCTGGATGATCAAATTCTCCATAGACTACGCCCATGTTTTGAATTCTTTCATTCATTTCTTGTAAACAAGGAAGAAATTTATTAGCAGTATATACTCTTTCATTTCGATTTTTAATATCAAATTCTGTGAATATACCACCTAAAATATGTTGATCCTGTCCTCTTGAACTTTCTGATAAATTCAAAGAATTAGTTGAGTTTTCAACAATAAGAATTGGCTTCATTAATTATTTTATTTTTAGTATATATGCTTATTAAAAAAACATAAAAAATAAGGGTGGATTTTTTATAGGATATGTATTAGTCAAGTAAATTAAAACTTACAGAGATATAATATTTTTTATATATAAACCAAAAAAATCAACGGTTTTTTATGATTATTACAAGAGAAATTAAAATTAAAATAATTGAATCTAACTTTTCATATTTTGAAAATTTAGGATATGATATTTCTATTGGTGATGAATTAATAATTCCAACTGAATTATTATCAAAAGGATCACATCACATAATAGAATGTGAATGTGATGGATGTGGAATTAAAAAAGAAGTGATCTATAAAAACTATATTAAGTATGGAAATATTTGGGGGATATACTATTGTAGAAAGTGTTCTGAGTATAAAAGAAAAGAAACATTAAATAAAAATTATGGATGTGAATATCCAATTCAAAATAAAAAAATTTTTAAAAAAATGAAACAAACTATCTCTGAAAAGAAAAAAGTATATGGTAGTTAATGTTAAATTAGAAAATCTTCACAATCTTGAATGTTTTAGAAACATACTAGATAAGTATAGAGATTATAAATCAATCTATAGAGAATTAAAAATAAATTCTGTATTAGGTAATAAATCTGAACTAGAAATTAATGATATTATTCCCCCAATAATGGGATTTATGGAATATAATAGCTCAACTTTTACTAATAATTTAAATAATTTAACATTTATTATAAATTCAATGATTTTTGTCATAGATAAAGATTTAAATGTTATTAAAATATCATTAGATATTAAAATATTAGAAAATTTTTCAAATATTCTAACTGAAAAAACACAAAGTGAAATAGAAAATTTAATAGATTTTAGACCTATATTATTATATTCATATGATTATTATGAAATAACAGGCTTTCAAGCATGTAGTAAAGAAAGTAAATCTATTTATAATTAATTAAAATTCAAATTCTGATCCGCCACCTGGCTCTCCACCACCAGGCTCTCCACCTGAATCGGGACTAGGTGAATCTGGAGTTGTAGGTGAATCTGGAGTTGTAGGCGAATCCGGAGTTGTTTGAGAACCATCACCTCCAGCAAAGTCTCCACCACCTCCACCAGTATCTGAAATTCCATCACCAGGAGTAGCTTCTGATGTACCACCACCAGCAGAATCCTTAATCCAATATCTTTTATTCTCTTCTTTCTCTTCTGATGATAATTTTAAAACATGATCTACTAAATATTCTATATGAAAATAAGGAGTACCATCAGCCTTTTGAATCCCCGTATAAGAACCAAGAATTTCTATTTTTTTAGACATATTACCAAGTTTTTTCCACTCTTCAAATAATTGATTTGATATGAAATCAATATCAATTTGATTCAAAATTATCTCATCATCTTTAAGTTCTGGAAATTCGACCAACATTTGTAATTTGAGCGGTTTAACTATTAATTCTTTAAAATTAGCTCTCAATCTATTAACAAAGTTAGAAAATTTAGCCTCATCTCTAGTCATCTCAGCAGCATCAGTAAATACATTACCACCACCATTATCACCTTCAAATCTTTGAACAGGAATTTTAGAAGCTCTTTTTAATATATTATAAAACCACTTTAACATAGTATCTTCATTTAGATCTGTTCCTTGTGGAGACATTAATTCCATATTAGGAGTACCAGCATCACCCTCAGGAAACCAAATTTGTTTATTATAGGGTAAATGTTTAGTACCATTAATTTGTAAAGTACCTAGTGAATCATCCCATTCAACCTCTTCTGAATAATCATTTATTAATTGTCCAATTTGTTCTTCAGCTTTTTGTCTTGATAAACCTTTAACTGGAATAGTAAATTTTTGATAAACAGTAGCATTAACAATATTAAACATAATTTTAGTCTGTTCAATAATTTTCATCTGATTATATGGCTTTATTAATCCTTCAACATAAGAGGTTTCAGAATAATCATTTTGTGTTGAATATGAAATAAATATTAATTGTGAATCTAAGAATATTCTTCTTAATTGTGGATCTTCTGGATATTGAATCCATAGATGACCTATAGCAGGTTCGAAAGCTGGAACAAGTGTTTCTGGTCGTAGCCTATTAAAATGTATAATATTTTTCTTTTTATCATCCCAAACAATTTCCATTGCAACATATCCATCAATAAGAAAATCTTTCATTAAATTCCAAGCAGATACTGAATCTGAAAATCCATATCTATTATAAATTTTTTCAAAATATTCTTGATATTTATCTCTAATATCTTCCGAATAATCAGTAGATATATTTTTTGGTTTACAAAAATCTTTGTCAGAGTAAATTACAGACTCATCACAAACACTAGAAACAAAATCTCTAATTTCATCTTTAATAGAATATTCTCTCAATATTCTTCTTTTATCAGAATAAGATCTATCTAAATAAGGTATCGATTTTCTGTTTAAAACAGAAGCTACGGCTCTTCTACTGAAAAAATCATACATAGAATTGCCCTGTTGAGAATATGGATCTTCATTGATACCAACACCAACTTGATTTCTCATAATCATGTCATCATAGTTCATTCCCCATGAAGATAAATTTCTAAGTATTCTACTAAAAAGACCTTTATTTTCAACCGCACTATTCATCGATTGAACATTATTATTATTTTGATTTAAAGGATTATAAGTTGATGCCATTAAATTTTGAAATTTTTAAGGTATATATTAAATACAACAGTTCCCTAAAATCCTTATAATTTTTGTATGTTAAATTAAAATATTATATTTGTAGATATGAGTAGAACAATAATAACAAAAAGTAAGTCACAATTCATGACGAGTATAAATTCTGAAAATATGCTTGGTGAATTATGTTATGAAGCCAACGTAAAATATTACGAAGAAATATGGCCCGACATTACATATTATAAGTTAGCTTATTCAATGACTAAAGAAGAATCTATTCAGGCTGCTAATGGATTAAAGGCCTTGGCTGAAAAAGTTGATGAAATTTTCCCTAGATATAAAAGGTATTTGGGTAAAGAAGTTACACCTTCTGAATTCAAACAAATCATTTTGTGGTATGCTGAAGATTTTGAAAAAAGTAAAGGTTATAAATGTATTTAATTTATTTTCTAAAATTATTGTAGCTACTTTGAAGCCTTTTTATATGATTAACTAATAAATCATACTTGTTAGATATTTCAGAACTAACATCATAGAATTCACTGAGAATAGATACCACCATCTCTTGATGTCGTTTTTCTCTTGTTTTTAATTTAGTAGTCCAAATTTCTATTAATTTTTTTGGATCATATTTATTTTTTGGATGTGATGAATATAAAAACCTTGGTAATAACTCTAAATTAATTCTATGAACAAGACTAATTTGTATAGCATTATATTCAACGATAGAATATTCAAATCCATATTTTAATAATTCTGTATAAACTCCTGTAAAATCTGCTTTTAAAGTTGAATTTTTCTCAAAGTCTTGTTCAGATATAAATTTATCAAAAATGGTTCCTCTAATTTCTATTGGTATAAAATTGAAATTTAATCCTAAAATAATTATCATATCTTTAACTTTTCTATAATCTACACAGAAGATAGGAGAATATTTCATCCAATTAGATTGATCATGATAATGTAAAAAATAAAAATTTCCAATAGAAATATCTGAAATATCTATCGCTTCACACATTTCATCCGTTTTTGAGTACTTTTCATACATAAATAATGTATTATTTTTATAGAAATCAACTATATCTGTTCCAAAAACTTTTTGACTTAATTCTATTCTTTCTTGCAGAGCACCCATATAAGATATATATTAATATGTTAAATAGTGCACCTAAAAATAAAAATTATCACCAAGGCAATTTTATACCCAAAAACAAAGATAAAGTATTGAAATTAAACTCAAATGGCGGTATCTATTATAGAAGTTCTTGGGAATTAAAAATAATGACTTGGTTAGATAGTAGTGAAAAAGTTTCTATATGGGGAGCAGAATGTATAACTATACCCTATCAAATGACACATTTTGATAATGGTGATATTAAAGTAAAAACTCATAATTATTATCCGGATTTTTATTATGAGATGAAGTTAGATAATATAGTAGTAAAAAAAGTAATTGCAGAAGTAAAGCCTAAAAAAGAATTTGAAATGGTAGTTGCTTTACAAGAAAATAAATTAGAAATACCAAAGCCTACTACAGTTAAAAAACTTAAAAATTTTGAATATGATTTAAAAATGGCTCAGAAAAATAGAGATAAATGGAATACGATGATTAAGTTTTGCGACAAAAAAGGATGGGAATTTATTGTTATAACAGAGGATCATCTGAAAAGATTTAACTTATAATAAAACAAAATAAAATCATTAATTTTAAAATAATATAAGTCATATCCTGTTTATTTTTAAACGGATTTAAAAATATCCATCTAAAAATAATTAATAATATTAAGAATAATGATATTTTTATATTATAAAACATCATCATTATTATCCACACTAAATATAGAATATCTATAAAATAATAAATAATATCAAAAAGAACAATGTACTTTGATTTATAATCACGACTAATAGTTTTTAGTAGTAATCGATTACGATTAAATAGATAATAAAATGTAGATAATATAAATAATATACTAAGATATTTCATTTGGCTTAAAAATTATTTCCTCCATCAAAATTAAATTATTTTTTTCAAATTCTAATAATCTTAAATATCCGGATTGATTTAGTTCATCATATAATTTATTAGATATAAAACACTCTAATGGATTACCAATTATCCTATCATACTCATTAGGAATATCATCTCCTCTATCTTTATAGATATTTTTTATATAATTATCTAATTCTTCTCTATTTAAATGAATAGAGCATCCATCAGGCCGAACACCCCATCCTCTTTCAGATTCTTCCCAAAATTGGAAAATACATTTATTCATAATTTGAATTTAAAAAATGATTATAAGTTATTTTTATACCATCAGATAAAGATGTTTTATGTCTCCATCCTAAGTCATGTAGTTTAGAAACATCCAAAAGTTTACGAAAGGTTCCATCTGGTTGAGATTTATCAAATTTAATATTACAATTACTTCCAATTACTTCCATTATTAAATGTGAAAGATCTCGTATAGAAATATCTTGACCGGTCCCAACATTAATAATATCCGAATCATCATAAGAATTCATTAAAAATATACAAGCGTCTGCTAAATCATCAACATATAAAAATTCTCTTCTTGGATCACCAGAACCCCAAACAGTAACATCAAGATTATTAAATTTAGATTCGTGAAATTTTCTAATCAAAGCAGGTAAAACATGAGATGTCATCAAATCATAATTATCATTTGGACCATAAAGATTAGTAGGCATAACCGAAATGAATTTAGTACCATATTGTTGATTAAAACTTTGACACATTTTAATTCCAGCAATTTTAGCAATCGCATAAGCATCATTTGTTGGTTCTAAATATCCACTCAATAAAAATTCTTCCTTAATTGGTTGTGGTGATAATTTTGGATAAATACAAGATGATCCCAAAAATAAAAGTTTTTTAACATTTGATTGATAAGAATTTTGAATAATATTTGTTTGAATCATTAAATTTTGATAAATAAAATCCGCTTTAAAATCATTATTAGACTTTATACCACCAACTTTTGCAGCTGCTAAAAAAACATATTCCGGATTTTCAGTTTCAAAGAATAATTTAACTTGATTTTGATTGGTCAAATCCAAATCTAATTTTGGTTTAGTAATGATATTATTATATCCTTGATTTATCAAATTTCTAATAATAGCTGACCCAACCATACCATTATGGCCAGCAACATATATTTTAGAATCTTTTTTCATTTTAAAAATTATAGAGAATGTAAACCCTGACCATCATTAGATCCCTCAATAGAAATAACTTTTATTAAATTATCATTATCTCCTCTTTTCTTATATAGTTCATTAAATCCTTTAGCTATTCCTCTTTTGAAGACTTCTGTAAAATAAGCAAAAGCATTTATAGACTTTTCTTCATTAAAATTGTACCAATTTTGGAACATATCTAGAAGACCTGATTGATAACAATCGTTTTTATCATCAATTGACCAATATCTCATTTTTTTAATTGTTTCTTTAGCTAAAAGCTCTAGCATTTTTTCAGCCTTTTTAGTTAGTCGACCCTGTGACTTTGACACAATCATTTCAACATATAGGTCTTTATTATTTAAATAGATAATATTGGAATTATTTTTTCGAATAAAAAACTTTTCTTAGATTTTTTATTTAATGAAATTAATTTATAAATGTAAAACATATCTTTAATGTTATATATCAAGTATAATAGTGAGTTGTAAAAAGGAATAAAAAAAACCACAAATTTTAAAATTTGTGGTTTTTTATAATTAAATTATCAAATTATCCTTTAATTCTTTCTTTATATTGTAATTCCTTAATTGCTTGTAATTCAAAACTAAGATTATTTTCTCTTTTCTTCAAGTTACTTAAAGCTTCTTTCAAAACTTGTGTAACGCCAATAATTTTTACAGAACTTTCAACTTTATTGATATTAAATTTAACATCTTCTAATTTTAAAGTAATTTCTCTTTCTTTATCTTCCAATTTCTTTTTAGTAACTAATTCTTTTGATAATTTATTTTCGAAGAAATATGTTAAATCATAATTTAATTCATTTCTTACTTCATTTACTAACTCAAGAGCTGATTCGTATTTAAAAAAAGAATTACCATATCTTTCATCACAACGATAAATAAATGTATTTTTTTTATAATTAAATGCAAAAACTTCCAAAGTAGGATTAATTAAGTTACTAACTCTTTTAACTACATCAAGTTCTACAAAAGAATCAATATTTTTAGAAACTTCAACTAATAAAGGATAGAAATTTTTATTAACAATAGGAACAACTGGTGAAGAGAATAAGCTTTCCAAAGTTGTTTCTTCATTTAATTCATCCTCATTAATAAATATTCCTCCTTTTGATGATACGGATAAACCAACTGTTAAATATTCTGAAATTCTAAAATCAATTCTAGATTCATTGATTACACAAAACTGCATAGCAGTTTGTAATGTTCTTAAAGTACGAAGTCTTTCTTCATCTTTAATATTATTTTCTAATAATGTTTTTTCAATTGAATTTTCTGATAATACAAACCAAGAATCATTTATAAATGCCAAATGACCATCTTCAACTTGTTCAACAATAGTATAAACGGATTCTCCTTTTCCACCACTTAATAAGTTAGCTCTTTGCTCAGGTGACTTAGATAAATTGTGAACAAATAATTTAATTTCCGGAACCCAATCATAGACAGATAATTCATTAAGAATTTTAGACATTCTATCTTGATCAGTCTCAAGTGTAATAGTCTGTAATAAAACATTAATTGGATGTCTGTAAAGTTCTCCTTGATTTTTAGAATTTAAAACATTATATAAGTTCTTTAACTCATATAAAAGTTCATAATTTTTCATATCATCATTAAGACTTTCTAAAAAAGATTTAACTTTTTTATCATAAGTAAATGATTTAAGTCTTTCATTTAATGAAAGAATAACTTGTTTTTCTGATAATTCATTTGTGGAATTTAAATGTCCCTCAATTACATATTCAACGTCAGATTGTTCAAAAGACAATGACTTTTTGAAGTTAAACAACTCAAGT